CGCGGTATCCATGCGCAACAGATCATTGAGATCGAGTTCGACGCCGACGTCGGCGGGCAGCGACAGACCCTCGTCTAACCCGAGTTCGACGCACTCGATCAACGTCTGCAAACATTGGGTGTAGTACTGCAACGCCAACGCCTCGACGTTGGTGTTACTCGGCGGCGGGCCAACGCCGACCATGTACGCGGGCACGTGGTACGCCGTGCACACCTGTTCGGCGGAGTACTTCAGCTGTTCGATCAGCTGCGAATCGAGTGCGCTTACGCGCGTGTTCTCGTACTTCAGCCCGTCGCCCAGCAACGCGACCCGGCCGACGTTCGATCCGCTGTGCCCGAGTTCGAAATTGGCTTTTACCCGCGCCGCTTGTTCTTCGGTGATCCGGCCCGGCGCGGTGAGGATCCCGCCCGGCATGGTGCCGTTGCTAAAAAAGCGCGTCGAGAAATCCTGAATCTTGATTCCGTTCAATGCGGCGAGACCGCACGCCGTCAACGGCGGCACGCCGCACAACGGATGAAACAGCGGTACGTATACGTCGTGAATGATTTCGCTGGCGGGTACGGTCACGTCGGTATCGACGCCCGCGATCTGGTCGGTCGACAGCTGGTAGTACACGTCACCGTTGACGGCGACCAGCGGCCGAACGCGCGTCGGGTCGAGTACGTACAGCGCGACGACGACGCGGCGCGCGTCGCGAATCTTGAGCACGTACGTGTTGCCGTGAATCAGCTTTGAGACGATCCACTGTTCCAGAAACTTGATCCGGTTCTGGTAGTGATTCGGTTTGCGAAGCACGGGCGACCATGCCGGGTTGTCGGTCTCGGTCCAGATCCCGTCGGCGTCGCGCGCGATCAGCTTGATCCGTAGCTTGCCGATGTCCGACGAGATCAACGTGACGCACGCGTACAGCGCGGCGTACGTGAGTACCGTTTGCGCGGTGATCTCGATGTTCTGTTGCCATGCGCCCGCGTACGATTCGCGGATCAACGGCCACCAACCGCCGCCGTGCGACGTCGGCACGACCGCGCGCGGCGCGGGCACGGGTGCCGCTTTGCTGCGGAATCGAGACCAGACGGACAGCAAAGGATCGACCTCCGAAGAAAAGTGCGGCGATGCGGGTTGCGCGCGTTCACGTCGCGCGCTTAACACTTCATGTAGCGCGCGCATTGCCCGCATGCCGCGTCGCGCCGGTCGTCGGGTTGCCAGCGACGACCGACGCGATCTTGGTGGCGACTACCGCAACGGCGGCGACGACGGCGGCGGCGTCGACGGGCGCGGCGGCGCGGCGGCGCGGCGTGCGGCGAGTGCCGCCGCTTCCGGTTCCGGCGTACCCCATGCGACGTCGGACAGCCACACGACCGCCTCGGGTCGGCGCTTCGCCCAATTGATGAACCGTTCGGCGCGGAGACCGATCAGGTTGTTCTGCCAGAGCGAGACGAGTTCCGCACCGGTACCCGCGCCGCCATCCTGCGTTGGCGCGTCGGACATTTCGAGCGACGCCTCACGCGACACGTCGACGGTCACCGATCCATCGTCGGCAAGGAAAATGTCGGGCGCGTTCGCCGCGATCACGATGTTGTTGTGCGGCGCGGCGACCTTCGCGTACTGCGAGGTCACGACCGTGATCCCTTCCAGCGTGCCGCCGTCGATCCCGATTGACGGGAACTCGCGTACGCCTTGCGCGTTGCGGAGTAGCGAGACCTGCAACGCCAGCGTCGCGGGCATGATCAGCGTGAGACCCGCGACGTTCTGATTGGCGGCGAGGTACGCGCCGAGCAGTGCGCCGATATCCGCGCGAATCGCGGCGGCGTCGTTGCCTTCGGACGTGATCGGCGCAACGCCGTTCGTGATCGACGCGGGCGACACGCCCGCAACCGCCGCCTTGGCGGGATCGATGAAATCGATATCGATCCGTTCGACGAGTGCGGCGGTGAGCGCGTCGCGTACGAGACCCTCCGCGCCGGGCGTCGAGAACCGCGCGAGTTCTTCGGTGATCGCGGCAATCGCGGCGACCTTCGCCCAACCAAGGATCGTCGGCGCGAAATCGAACGAGGTCAGCGGCTTCGGCTTCCCTTGTCCGACCCAGTACCCCGCGCCGCCCGACGTCTGGCCGATGATCCGCACGTTGAACGGCACGCGCCGCAACGCCGGGATCCGGCCCACGATGGTACGCGGGCGCAAGTACTCGATGAACTCCGACGCGAGATTCGCGGGATCGACCAGCGGCGACGCCCATGTCGCGTTGGTCGTGTTGCCCGGCGGAACAACCGCCTTCAAGTGCAACGCCAGCCGCGACGAATCGGGGTACCAGCTTTTCGCGATCTCGGCGGCCGACACGAACTCGCCGCGCTGCGCCGCCGCGAACGACGCCGCCTTGCAGATCACCGCACGCGCGAACTCGATCCCTTTTTCCGTTTCGCGCTGTACGCCGACGACCGTATGCGTACCGGTCGGCGCGGGCGCGGGCGACGGCGCGGGCGTGCCGCGCTGCGGATCGACCGGCGCGGCGGTCGCCTTGTTGATCGTGTCCAACGTCGTGAGACGCGCGACGTGATCGTCGAGTGCTTTGACCTCGCCGACCAGCGCGTCGTATTCCTTCGACTGATCCGCGTTCAGCGTATTGTCGCCAGCGGCCGACATGATCTCGGCCATGCGCGCCGCCTTGGTGCCGCGCGTCGCGTTGGCGGTTGCGATCTGATCGGCAATCGGGATCTTCATGGCTGGTACCTGAGTCGTCTTGACGACGACAGTTCCCGCGACGCCGGGCGTTGACTGGATCGAGACGACGGCGTCGCCAGTCGCGGCGCGTGCCGTGTCGTCGAGGGACTTAACGAGATTGATCGTGGCGGCGGCGTTGGCGGGTACGGTCACCGCTGAGAGTTCCAGCCATGACCATTTGCGGAAGTGGTACCCGCCGCCCGCAATCGGTTCGGGATCCGACAGCGGCCGAAAGCCAATCGAGAGACCCTTGATCAGACCCGCCTTGATGGTCTGCCATGCCTCGTCGAGTCGGTCGCGCAACGCGCCCGCTTCGGTGACGTGCGCGATCTTCGCGACGATTGCGATCCCTTTGCTGGTCACTTCGGCCGACACGACCTCGCCAATCGGGCGCGTGCGGTCGTGATGCCAGAGCAACGGCAACGGCAACGTAAACGCCGCGCCTGTCGAATCCATGACGTCGCCGTCACGGTCGGGCGCGGGCGTCGACGCGATCCCGCTGATCGTGCGCGACGCCTCGTCGGATTTTTCGATGGTGAGCAGCGCGTACGCGCGGTGCATGCCGACGACTGTGCAGGCGTCGCGGCGCGCGTCGGGTTATTCAGTAGGAAAACGTTTCCGGTCGCGCAGCGTGTCGGCCAGCGCGCGGCGCACAATCGACGAGACCGACACGCCGTGCCGTTCGGCGACCTTGCACGCGCGGTCGTGCAAGCGCGTCGGGATCCATGCCGAGACCGACGACCCGGGTTCGGGCGCGCGCGGTCGACCCGGCGGGCGGCGGCGATCCTCAGCCATCATCCGAAGAAATACGTTTGGTACTCGGGCGTGTTGTCGGTGCGATCTCGCCGCACAATCGCGCCGTCGATTGCCATAACGACCGCCGCGATCCCGTCGATCTTTTCGGGCGACCGTTCTTTCGCGATCCGTTTCTCGCCTTTCGCGCCGGTCACCAGTACGAGATTCGCCGCCATCCACGCGAGGATCGGATCGTTGCCGTGGCACAAGAGACCCGCCGCGATCAGCGCGGAGAACCGCTTGATCGCTTCATGCAACGGGAACCCCTGCGTGAGCGGTACGAGGTCGAGACCTTCGGCCGTCAACAGCTGCGCCGTCTCACGCGCCGACCGCGTGTCGTAATACACCGCGCGCAACCCGTCGGCCGACCAGTCGTCGCGGATCGCTTGCCGCACGACAGAGAAATCGATCACGTCGCCGTCGGTCACGACCAGCGCGCCCGCCCGTTCCCATTCCTGATAGGGCCGATCCGGGTACCGTTCCAGCGCGGCACTTGGCAGGAAGTACCGCATCTTGACCGCGACGCGCCCGTCGTCGAGCACCCACAATCGGCACCATGCCGAGAAATCGTCGGTCTCCCCAAGGTCGAACGATCCGAACGCGTCGGCGGCGGCGAGGTCGTCGTCACTCGGCAACGGTTGACACTGCGCCCAACGGCCCATGTCGACCGCGCGATCAACGCCTCGGGTCCAGATCCCGAAATTGAACCGCAGCAACGACGAGACTTCCGACGGCATGCCGACCGCTTGTCGCACCAGCGCGCGCACGTACGACCACGGCAACGAAACACCAAGGTTCGGGTTGGGTTTCGTCCAGTGCGGACCCTCGGTTTGCCAGCTGTCGCAATTCGGGCAATCGTCGTCGGGAAACCAGCGACCGCGCGCGACGCACTCGTCGCATGGGTCGAGTGCGCAGATAAACGCGAACCAGTCGTCGCCCGGGATCGTGCCGTCGAGTACCTTGCGGCTGTACTCGTGATGTGCCCAGCACACCGACGTCCGGTCGAAACCCGCGTTGGTCGGTTCCAAGATCAACGCGTTGCGCCGCGCCTTGGTGCCGCGCCGGATCTTGTTCACGACGACCGGCGTTGGCTGTTCGTGCAGCTCGTCGATCAACGCGCCGCTGATCCGCTTGCCGTCGAGTGCCCGCCGTTCCGCCGAGATCGCCCGAATAAACGACGACGTACGCGGCAGCGCCAGATTGTTTTTCGTCGGCAACATGACGTCGCGCAAGTGCGGCGACGCGGCGACCATTCGTTCGATATCGGCGAACGCGATCCCGGCCTGTTCGCGCGTGACGGCGGCAACGTAGTACTGCCCGCCGCGTTCGCGATCCGAGACCAGCATGTACAGCAACAGCCCGGCGCACATGGGCGTTTTGCCGGAACCCTTGCCGGTCTCGATGTACGCCGTGCGGAACCGCCGGTCGCCGCGCGCGGTGTACCAACCCATCAGCGACCCGACGACGAATTGTTGCCATGGCGACAGGATGAACGGCGGCGCGTCGTCGCTGGCGGCGGTCGACGCGTCGTCGCCCGCGTCGCTGTCCTCGGGCAAACAGAGCACGTCGCGGAAGAACTCGATCACGTCGACGGCGGCAGCTGCGCGCCATTCCCAGCCGCGCGCCGCCGCGACGTCGAGGTCGGCCAGATGGCGGCGGCACGCCGCGACGACGCACCGCGACGCGACCGTCTGACCGCCGACGACCGATTCGGCGTACGCCGTGACCGGATCACGCGTGCGACGCGGGCGCGCCGTGCGCATCAGTCGAGGTATTTCGCTAGCGGGTTGTTGCGGCGAAGTTTGGATCCGCTGCCGGTCGGGCCGACCTTCGACCGGCTGGCAGGCGTAAACCCGAGTTCAGCGTCAACGCGCAGCAACAGCGCGACCGCCCGGCCGACGTCGGCGCCAACGTCGCGGCGGTCGTTCAACGACTGCACGCGTGACCATAGCTGGCAGTGCATGACCGCCAGCGCGCGATCCGTCGCGACCAGCTGCCCGGCGTCGCTGGCGGGCGCAATCGTGCGCCGCCATTCCGCCGCCGCCCGTTCGTCGGTCAACAGTTCCGGCGGCAGCTGCGCCGACAGCGGCGACGACGCCTCGGGCGACTCGTCGACTGGACGACGGCCCGGGTTCCCGGTGAGTAGCTTTAAGGCGTTCGACTTGCGGCGGGCTGGCATGGCAACGCGATCCCGAACGGAACCCGCCGGGAACCGATCTGCAACCGACCAGAACCGCCCGGGAACCGCGCGCCAATGTGGAGCGCAACCGGGTCGCACGTCAAGCGCGACAACGCGCCGGAAAAGCGACCATCAAATGCCGGGAATCCGACCGCGCCGGACACGTGCCCGCAAACCGTTGATTTTGCTAGGGTTTTGGGCCTGTCTGAAACGTGCCAACCGCGAAAGTGCGCAAGGCAG